CCGTAACAAATTTGGCAGACGATGGATCAATTCCAATCACAGCAACTTGTGTAAACATTGATGCTAATGGTAGTGCTCGTACTGGTATTAGATTCGCTGGTGCAGGAACTGCTGGTCAAATGCTCATTGTTCAGAACACTGGTGGTGAAAATCTCACTTTTCACAATACAGATGGCACTTCACTTCTGAGAGGAACAGAGGCCACTCACGATACAATGCCTACCGGTTTCTGTGGGTTATTCTTTTCAGATGGGGCTCGTTGGAACCTAATCGCAGGTGGTGTTGATACACAACCAGATGTTGGATTGACTGCTGGTTAATCTTAATAGAACAAACAGTATAACAAAAACCCCCCTTCCTTCATCGGTTGGGGGTTTTCTATTTTTAAAAACTAATTAATAAACAACAAAAGGAGACAATGTGACCCCACAAGAGGAATGGAGCCGTAATATAGAACAACAAGTTCGCGATCTTCAAGAACAACAAAGAAATCTTCTAGAATACATAAAAGAATTGGCAATCATCATCACAGAAACCAGATCAGACAAAACCGAAGAGTAATACTATTTATTATAGTTAAAAACAAGAGGTTATTATATGTCTAGCAAAGTTAAATTCATCAGTAGAGCAAGAAAAAAGAAGCTCTTAGATCAGTTGTCACGAGTTGAAGAAGGTACTCCCGAAGCAAAAGCAATCAGAGAACAACTAGGTGCTCACGCTCCTTTGGATCCAATAGAGGAAGCAAAGAAGAAAAAAGCAATCGAAGACGCTCGCAAAAAGCTTGAAGAAGAAAACCGCAAGGCAATGGAAGCAGCAAAAGCTCAAGAAGAAGCAAAGAAAAAAGCTGAACTTGAAAAGAAGAGAAAAGCAGAAGAAGCAAAGAAAAAAGCTGAGCTTGAAAAGAAAAAGAAAGCTGAGGCTGCTAGAAAACGTAAAGAAGCTGCTAGAAGAAAAAAAGCTGCTGAGGCTGCAAAGAACTCCAAATAGAGGCTTTCTGTTTAATAAAACTAATTACTGTGAATTGGAGGATCTACAATGGCATTGCCAACACTCACACCAACATCACAAACAAGCGCGATCATATTGCCAATAACAGGAACAACCGGAGATGTCACAGCTTCATGTCCAATTGGAGTTTATAATTCATCAACAGAATTTGTATCTGGTGCTGCCGCACAGGTTGCCTTTACCTATAAAGCTTTAGGCGGAGATATTCTAGATATTGAATTAAAAGCCGACAACGTATATGCTCATTACGAAGCTGCCGTATTGGAATATTCTTATATTCTCAACGTGCATCAATCAAGAAATGCTCTTTCTTTTGCTCTCGGATCAGCAACATCATCTTTTGATCATAAGGGGGATGTTTCGGGAAGCGGAACAGAAGCCGCTCTTAAATACCCCAAGATGAGATTTGATTATGCTTATCGCATGGGAGATGGTTTTGCATCAGAAGCCGGCATTGGAGGAACAGATCCAATTTATTCCGCATCCCTAGATACAGTCGCAGATCAACAAGATTATGACCTTCAAAGTATAGTTTCAGCATCAGCATTGGCCGGAGGCGTTCCATATGCCTCAATCGATCGAGACAAAAGAATTAAGATACGAGAAGTATATTACAGAACTCCCGTTGCTATGTGGAGATTCTACGGATATTACGGTGGACTTAATGTTGTTGGAGATTTTCATAACTACGGTCAATACGCAGATGACTCTTCTTTTAATGTAATTCCAGCTTGGCATAACAAGATGCAAGCCGTTGCTTATGAGGATCATTTGTATACACGAACTTCACACTATTCTTATGAGATTATCGACAATAAATTAAGGTTGTATCCAATACCTAGTGGTGTATCCCCCGAAAAGTTTTGGTTTCGATTTACTGTTGAAACTGGGCCATTTTCTGACACTACAGACGGTGGTGAGAATGGAGTCAACAACATGAATAATCTTCCATTTGAGAACATCTCATATGAAAGCATAAATTCAATCGGAAAGCAATGGATAAGAAGGTTTTCTCTCGCTCTATCCAAGGAGACTCTTGGTCAAGTTCGAGGTAAATTTGGAAATTCCGTTCCAATTCCCGGAGAGAACGTTAGCCTCAATGCATCCGATCTTCTTTCTCAAGCAAAAGATGAGATGTCGGCATTAAGAGAAGAACTTAAGACCAACCTTGATGAGATGACATACGCTAAGCTTGCCGAGAAAGATGCGGGAATGTCCGATAATACTCAGAAGATTGAAGAAAAGTCTCCTTTGAAGATATTTGTGGGGTAATTGAATGTCAAAAGATAACAAATGGAACAAACCCGATGCTCCTCCTCCGCCAATGTTCTTCGGAGAGAAAGAAAGAGACCTCGTTAAGCAAGTCAATGATGAAATTATCGAAAGAGTTGTTGGTCAACAGGTTTTGTACTTCCCTTTGGACATTGAACACACAAATTATCACCCATTATATGGAGAAGCGATCGAAAAAACGTTCCTTCCTCCCGTTAGAGTCTACGCTCTCGTTGAATTTCAAGGTCTTGAGTCAACTTATGCCGAGAATATCGCCGTTGACAAGTCATTTAAGATAAAAGTTAACTTTCATAAGAGAAGATTGACCGAAGATCAAGATTTATATGTCCGAGAGGGAGATTTTGTTCGCTATGGAGACAGTTTCTTCGAGATTGTCAAGTTAATGGAGCCAAAATTACTTTTTGGACAACCAGAGCACCGCTTTGAGATACAAGCTGAGTGTATTATATCAAGGAGCAGTCTGTTCGATGCCGGATAAAGAAAAAGAATTTAAATTTGTACCTTCAATGATCGAAGATGTTGATTTTAGCGTTAAAAACTTCATCGACAAGACATTGGATTTGCATACAGTGACAAACAAAGGTATGCAAAAGGTTCCCGTGCTATGGTTGGGCTCAGAACGAAGCTTTCAGATCAAAAGCAACTCAGATATTAGAGATCTCGACGGTAACTTGAAGCTTCCATTGGTTACAGTGCAAAGATCTTCTCTAGAGAAGGATAAAACGTTCAAAGGAGCTATCCAAGCTCATATCGAACCTCCAAGAGATGGAGAAAGAGAGTATAAGAACGGAGCCTTTAGGGTTATTTCCCAAATTAATCAAGAAAAGACAAGAAATTACCAAGCGGCGGAGGCAAAGAGGAAGAAAGGACAATCTTACTTCCCTCATGATTCAAAAAAGGTTGTATATGACGTATTTTACGTTCCTCTCCCCGTATATATAAAGGTGATGTATGCAATTACATTGAGAACAGAATACCAACAACAAATGAATCAATTAATTGCTCCGTTTATCTCAAAAACAGGACAAATCAATCATTTATTGTTAAGAACAGAGAACCACACATACGAAGCTTTCATCGAAGGAGCTTTTGAAGCTTCAAACAACCTCGCTTCAATGGGAGAAGAGGAAAGAAAGTTTGAGACGAAGATAAACATAAAGGTTCTCGGATATATCCATGGCGACGGCTCTCCGAATGAAGAGAGACCAAAAGTTATTAAGAAAGAAACAATTGTCGAAATTAAACTCCCAAGAGAAAGAGTTATACTTGAGGACGACATCCCATGGAAAAAGAAAGACAAAAAGTACAGAAGATAGTATTTGGCCATTGGACTAATGGCATACTATTTATAGAGAATACATAGTTTATAGGAGTTATATTAATGCCCAGAAAATTTGATTTTTTATCACCCGGTATAGAAATCCGCGAAGTTGATCAATCTATCCTTCCCGCTCAAGTTGATGCGGATGGTCCAATCATCATTGGACGCTTTAGAAAAGGACCCGGAATGAAACCCGCAAAGGTTCGTTCTTTGGATTATTTTATTGATGTTTACGGAAATCCCGTTCCCGGTGGGTCATCACTTAAAGGTGATATTTGGAGAGATGGACCTCAATTGTCCGCTCCAACATATGCGGCATATGCTGCTCAATCTTGGTTGGCTTCTCGCACAAGCCCCGTTAACGTTGTCCGTTTGCTCGGAGATCAACATCCTCAAGCAACTGCTGCTGGTTATGCTGGTTGGCAAGTTTCTGGATCAAGCGGAGCAAGAGTTGCTGCTGCTGCAACTAACTCGACAGCTTATGGTCTTTTTGTTTCTGATCTATCAAAACTAGGAAACGCAACAGCTATCACTCTTGCCGAGGGAACTTTTAATGCTAATAC